ATTGTTTACGGTGTAAAAGTCCTTGGATTTAGCTCAATGAATGGCAGAATCTATGATCCAAAAGCGATTCGTGATGCAGTTCCGCTTTACGAAAACGCTCCAGTAAATAAAGACCACAAAACCGAAGCACCTTTGTTTTCTGATCGGCTAGGATGGCTTCAAAATGTCCGCTTTACCTCAGAAGGTTTATACGCTGACTTCAGATACAACCCCCATGCTGATGGGATTGATTCGTTTTTGTGGTTTGCTGAAAATAATGGCCTCGGTGATGTAGGCTTTAGCCATCTCGTTAGTGGAAAATCAATTCCAGACCAAGATGGTACAGAAAGAGTAGTAAGAATCGACAGAGTAAGATCGGTGGATCTAGTTGCAAACCCTGCAACTACCACCACCATTTTTGAATCCAAGGAGACTGCAATGAAAAATGACAAAATGATGACCGAAGAAAATCCTGTCAAGGAAATGTATAAGGAAGAGGTTCCAGATGCTGCACCCGCACAAGAACCAACTGCTTCACCGGATTCGCAAGAACCGTCTTCTGATATGCTCAAGAAGATTATGGAAATTTGCGTTGGCCCAGGTGAAGGTTCGGCAAAGGGTCAGATGATTCTTGACCTTATTGCCAATGCAACTGGCCTCGGTGGCATGACTGCTGAAACCTCAGATGTAACAGGAAATCCTACTTCTGGAACACCCGCACAAGCTCCTACTAGTGACGATGATTCTGGCGAAGAAGAAATGGATGACGAAAAAAAGGAATCCATTAACGAGCTTCTAGAGCTTCGCAAATGGAAAGCCGAAAAACTCAATGAAGAAAAAATATTCTCCCTGCTTAAGGAGAATAAATTGGAGCCAACCCCTGTGTTTGTAAAGCAACTTTCCGCTATCGGTGAAACGATGTGGGCAGAAGCGATTGAAGACAGGAAAAAAGTTGCTCTTGTTCGGGCAAGTGTTAAGCCGATCAGTTCGACTGCAATCCAAGGCGAGTCGAATTATCAACAGTTCCGTGAAAATGTCCTTGGCAAGTAAGCCATCATTAAGGAGTCCTATCAATGGCGATTACTTACAGTTTCAATGCGACTAATCCTGTGGTGGCTCCAGTTGCCACCAATAAGGCGATTCAAGTTGGCGATCTAGTAGCCCTATCTTCCGGTAGTGCGATCTCCGCTCTTGATTTTCCTTGGGATACCAACTTGGCAACCACTCAAACTGCGTTTGCAAGTGCTTTCCTAGGTGTATCAGGTCAATTAAAGAGAGCAGATATAGCACTTGTGTACGGTAACTCGGTAGCCAACCAGATTCGGGTTGATTGCTCTGGTATCTACGCTGGTGATTATACTGGTTCCGCTCTTCTTGTTGGGGATTTTGTTGGCCCCACTTCCGTATCTAGCGTTCTTCAGCCCCAATCTTTGGTTAAAGTTGCATCCGCTGCTTTGGCTATTGGTCGAGTTGTTGAAGCACTTGCTGGTACTGGTACTGTAAAATTCCAATTGTTGTCTAGTCAAAACCCTGTGGCCCGATAATCCACAACTTTTTAAGGAGATTGATATGAAGAGTCTAGGTAAAAAGCTGAAGGAATTCGGCCAACAGAATGGTTTAGCTAAAACCAAAGCGTTCTTTTCGGAATCCATTTCCAAAGGCGATATCGCTGTAAGCCGAATTTCCCTTAGAGGCCTTGCAGAAGGCATCATGGGCGATGATTGGGCTGAACAGCTTAATCGTTTCAATGGCCCTGATCGAACCTTTATGGAAGCAACCGAAGCAGTTGATGCTTCTAACTTTGCTGCCATCACAGGTCAGATTCTTATCACTACGGTTCAAGAAAAGTATAAGTTAGCATCATTCATTGGTGATCAACTTGTATCGACCATCCCTGCTGGTCAAAACCTTGCTAGTGAGTTGATCCCTTGGCTATCGGACATCAGTCCTTCGCCAGAAGTGGTTCAACCTGGTATGCCTTATCCACAAACCCAGTTCTCTGGTAACTATGTACGACTTCCAGCCATCGAAAAGGTGGGGCGAATTTGTGCGATTACCGCAGAAATGATTTATTCGGATAAGACTTCACAGGCTTTAGCATCTGCTGAATCCGTAGGTACTTATTGCGGTCTAGTGCGTGAAGAAAGAATTCTTAACACGGTACTCGGCCTCACAGGTAGCTATGTATACGGTACTGCTGCTGGTGCAGAAGCTACTCTGAATACCTATTCAGCAACCGCTCAAGCGGGCATGACCTTTGGTTTCATCAACAAGGTGACTTCTTATGCGTTGAGCAATTTTGCTAGCATTAATACGCTAGAACAATTGTTCTACCAGATGAAAGACCCCAATACTGGTAAACCAATCGATATCTTTGGCCCTGGTATGCAAATGCTTGTTATGCCTTTCCAAAAATATACTGCAAGTAGGATTCTCAATCCTCAGACAGTTACCAAAAATGGGCCTTTTGCCACTTCTGGTGATGTCGAGCAGTTGGAAAGTCCTAACCCATTGGATAACAACTATGGTCTTCTCACATCCGCTCATGCGAGAAACCTGTTGGTAACCAGCGGTATTGCTGCTTCCACCGCAGACAAATATGTTTACTTGGGTAACTTCAAGAAAGCGTTTGTCTGGAGAGAAGCCAAGCCAATGGAAGTTGTCCAAGCTCCAGCTAATAACTGGGCCGAGTTCAATCAGGACATTGCGGTTGCCATCAAGGCTTCTTGGTGGGGTTCTGCTGGTGTTACTGATCCTCGTTATGTTGTTCAAGGACTCCCTGCTTAGTCCTACCTACCCTGAGGTTGGGGGCCAGTTCTTGGCCCCTAGCTTTCTTTTTAAGAGGTTATTATGCCAACTCCAGCCGAAAACCTCCTGACTATAAGAGACAACTACATAAACGCATTGGTGGCTGATTCTGCAAGCCCTCAACCTTCTTATTCATGGGAAGGTGTTGCTGTTTCTAGGACAGAGTGGAGGCAGCAGACTTTGCAGCATATTACGCAAGTAAATAAGCTTTTGACTTATGTGAATCCGCAAACATACAAGACACAATTCATGTAAGAGGTGTGTATGCCTACGCTAAATTTGTCTCAGGAATATAATGTTTTTGATAATCCAGAAGTATTGATTTTGAAGAATACGGACAATGTTACTGCTACGACAAATTATGGTTTTAGAAGAGCAATGACATTAGCTTACACCGATCAAAGTGGTGTAGCTATAGTTGAGCATATAACTAGGTTTTTAGTGTGGAAAGCTAATCTTGGCGGTTTTAAGCCAATGATTGATTGCGAAATAACGGATGTTAATTCGGTTAAGTATTATGTCAACCAAATTGATAACTCTGGAAACAGAGAATATTACGGTCTTGATTGCACTCAACAGAGTTAAACATGAATAACAGAATATATCGCAAGCCAAGGCCAATAATGGCAGTCAATGCAGCAGATCGTTACACTACGATCATGGATACTGTTGCAGAAAACTTGGTTGCTTTAACTTATACTGTTTACAAGCGTAAGGGTGCGGTAATAAGAGAATCTGATGTGTTTCCATGCGTGGTGATAGCACCATCAGAAGAAGGCGAAGAATTAGGAATAGAAGCCCTTGGCGGGATATCTGAGTACATATATTCAATCAGGGTTTATTACATTCAAGAGTATGCAAGGGATTTAGTGTATACGGATCTTGATGACAGATACAAAATAAGAAAAGAAGTTTTTCAAATAGGCCAGTTCCCAGGGTCTATTAGCCCTTCAAGAGTTATGGTAAAGGGAATTCAGCCGTTTTCCGTCAACAGCAACCCGAATACAGTTTACAATGTTACTGGTTTTCGTGTATCATATGGGTTCATGGAACAGGGTTTAGTTTAACTTAAGGAGTTAAATATGGCAGCAGTCACAAATTATTTTTTAACAGGCAAAATAGCCTTGTTTGGTATGATTAGAACTGATGGAACCGTAGGTACTGGAACCCTTCCAGTTACAACCGCAAGCATAGCTACAAAAATGGATACACCTGATGCATCTAGCTTTGCAACTAATGGTTTCACAGGATTAGTTCCAGGCATCAAAAGTGCAGAAATAACTGTTGAAATTCTTTACGATAAGGTTGCATTGCCACCCATTTTTGCTGGCATGAAGGCTGATGTAGAGCTTTCTCCTACTGGTGGCAGGGGGGCATTTTTAGGTTTAAGCCCAACATCAACTGAAGCTACATTAGGAACAAATGAATATGGGCCTTATGGTGGCGATCCGTTAACATTTATTTTTGAAAACTGTACGGTTACTGCGGTCACTTATGATGTGCCTGTTAAAGATGTTCAGAAGGTTAAATTGACTTTGATTCCTTCTGCATCTGCAACCGTTAACTTTGGCGAAGTTGCATTCTAATCAAGGAGATTTAATAATGGCTATTCTCTCAGGAAGATATGGTAAATTATCGATTGGTGATTTGGAAGGTGTTCCAGCAACCAATATATCCGTTAACAGTAAAGCGGAAACAATTGACTCGACTAATTTCAACAACATGGGATTTGATTCCCATGTTATTGGATTGTATTCGGCTGAAATAACTTGTGATTTGCTTGAAGTTATTGACGGATACGGATTGAAAGTTGGATCGACTGGATCGATTGTTATTATCGATGATAACAGCGAAGATGCGGTAAATCCTGTTACATACACAATAACCAATTGTGTATTAACTGCTATCAATTATGATGCAGCGGTAAAAGACATCCAAAAGATGAGCCTTACTTTTGCAACTTATGGACAGTTTAGTTTTATTGTTGGTTAAAATTTTGAAAGGAAGCATATGTCAGATACAGTAAACAGCCTTCTTAATTCCGAAGGCGAAGGGTCTTTAACTATTGAATTTAACGGTAAGAAATATACCGCTGGACTCATTACACAAAAAGTTAAAGCTGACTTTGAAAAGAGGATGGAAAAGAAAGCGTTAGATGCTGTATTTTCTCTCAAGAACAATCTTGAGCCAGTTGAGTTCCGTGAAGCGATATCTTCTGTAACAAGGGATATTGCTTCTGGAGCATATTCTTTTGGAAGCGAACTATCCATAGCAGCAATGTCTACCCCTTCTGGTGCAATTGCATTAGCAGCATCATTGTTTTCTGCCCCAGAAAATGAAGTGCAATCTTTGATGATGTCAGAGAAGGAAAGATTTGAAGCTGTGATGGAAATAGTTCGGGAGAAGAGTTTCCCAAACGCAAGGAGGGGGTAAATGGTCAGGCAACAAATGAACCAATACCTCCACCTAATTTAAAAAACTATTTTGTTAATTTAATGGACAAGCCTTATCTTCTTCGCCCTTGGGAAATAGAGCGTTTGACGGATAGGCAGATCATTGAACTGTATTATAGAGCTAGGGATGATAAAGGTGTTCCTGTGACTATACCTGATGAACAACACGAATGGAATCAAAGAAGAAAACAGATAAGTACACAGGATTTGTTGTTGAATAAATTTGATAATTTTATGAAAATGGGTGCTATGATCGGGGCCAGTAGTAAGCAGATGATTGAGTCTTGGAAGCAAAAATATGGTGAAGTTCCAAGGAAATAAAAATGGCAACCGATATCCCATTGCAGTCTGAATCAGAATTCACTTCCGATATGGTTAAAGCGGTTGAAACAATCGCTGTAAATGTCAAGTTGGGATCGGCAGAATTTTCATCAAGTATAGATTCACTTTCAAAAGCCATTGATGGCTTAAAATCTTCTTTAATAGACTCAATCAATTCACTTAAGGCTTCTGCTAGCAATGTTGCTCCAAGTAGCCCTAGTGCAGCACCTAGAGCATCTCAGGGCAGATCACCTTCGTCACAAGATCCAGCGATTGCAAGACAAAAAGAAGAAGATAAAAGAATAAAAGCAGAGGTTAAAGCACTTAACCTTAAGACTGCACAAGAAAGATCAATCTTTAATGCAAAAAAACTTCAATTGCAAATTGAAAGCGTAAATGAAGGAAAAACTACTAGAAGAAAAAAAACTGATGCTGATACTCAACAGCAATCTATAGAAGAAGTTTTTGAAAATGTAGGAAAGGGTTTTGGAGAAGTATTTGCTGTTACTAAAGAGCAAATGGCTGGAATGCGGACTAGCGGAAAAAAGGGGAAAAAAGAAAAGCCATTTGAAATGGACATGGGTTCTTTAGCAACCGCTAGTAAACCAGCAGGGCCAGGGGTTGATCTTCCAAAATCTTTTATAATTGGTGCTTCTGATGCATCTGATGTCTGGAAAAATGTATTTAGTGAAATAACAGTACAAGCCGAAAAGTATCGTGCTAATCAAGCAGACATTTCAGCATTGATGGATGATATTAGATCAACTCTTGGTGATGCTACAGATCAGGCACAAGAATTTAGTTCTGAGATGGAATCCGCATTAGATCCACAAATTTTAATACAGCAAGCACAAGATGCAATTGATAATCTAAATCCAGAACCTCCAAAACTAACCGATCCAACTTTTGATCCGTATATTGATCCAGAAGATGCTGAAGTAGATCCAAGTTTTAGTGAGAGCATTTTTGACTTATCTAAAGCTAATGAACTTGCCGAAAGTTCTGTAAAAGCTTTGATTGATTCGGTTCTTAATCTTACAAACGCTGCTGGTCTTGAAAGCGATATAGCGGAAGGGATTCTAGAAGGATCTGAAAACGCTGCAAATTTGATTGGCGATACATTTAGAAATATATTGAATAAAAAAGCTGGAACTTCTTCTGGAAAATTTGGCCCAGTTTCTAATCCTTTTGTGGATCAACTTTCTAAAGAGGCAACAGATTTATCAATCTCATTCGGTTTGTTAATGGAAGGTATACATTCTGGCGATACAAATATTGCTGGCTTTTCAGATGTTCTTAATTTTGCAACATCTAGTATGGCAAGACTTATCGAGACTATGGATCAAGTAAAAGATCAATCTATTGCAGAAAATTTTACTGGCCCAACTCAGCTTACTGGCCCAACTCAAGAAGGTGAAGAAGATTACGCTGCCAAAAAACAAAGAGAAGATAGACAGAATCAAATTAAAGCGGAAGATGCTTCTATAAGGCAAGGTGTTAGCAATTTTAGTAGCTTGTTTGAAGCAATGTTTGGGAAAATGGGAAAATCCGTAGAAAATGTTATTGCTACAGCGATTTCTGGAATTAATCAATCTTTCTCTGACAAAAGTCCAATACTAGATACTGTCAAGTCAATGTTTGGATTTGCTTCTGTTAACAAGAATGTTGAAACTCCAAAACCACAAACATTATCTTCGGGCGGTACAGTTGGGTACTTTGCTAAAGGAACTCCTAAAGGGGGAGTATTTGAAGGAATAGGTAGCGTGTTAGGCGGGAAAAAGAAGAAAAAGAAATCACTTCTTAATAACGATGAAGGTGATTTTAGTTCTATTTTTAAACCCAAGGGAACTGATACTGTTCCAGCTATGCTTACTCCAGGTGAAGAAGTAGTAAAGAAATCTGCTGCTGAAAAGCCTGAGAATAAACAAGCTATTGATGCGATGAACAAATCTTCTGGTGGCAAGGTTGGATACTTTGCTGGTGGAACCCCAGGGGGTGGTGGTAAAGGGATTGTTGGGGGTTTGGCTTCGTTAGCTCTTGGGCCTGTTGGTGCTGCGTTTTCTGTGCTTACTGGAAGTGTTAAAGCAGCATCTGATGCCATAGGTATGTTTGGAAGTTTTGTTGCAAAAAACAATCCGGCAGTAATGGAGCAAGTAAACCTTGCAATGAATGACTTGCAGGGGGTTATAGGAAGAGCTTTAGTTCCAGTAG